GATTTCATATGCTAGCGCCATGTGCTCCCATTTCGCAGCGCCTTCGAGGTTGCCGAGGGCTTCACATTTCTTTGCTTGCTCCAGGACGTAAGCGCGTTGACGTTTGATTTCGTTTACTTTCTGCATTGGTTTTTTCATTGTTATTGTCTCCTTTGGGCCTCCGTGGCCGTTTCTTTTTGTTTGTCTTGCGGTCTTGCACCCTAAGTGTATCATTTCCGATATGCGAAATGCAATACCCTTTTTACGTATTTACGAAATTATTTTTATAGGAGGTGAGTCCTATGCCGTTAACGGCCAAACAGCAAGCATTCGTCCAGGAATACCTGATTGACCTTAACGCGACACAGGCGGCCATCCGTGCAGGATATAGCGCAAAGACAGCTTCATTCATCGGGCATGAGAATATAAGAAAACCCAATATTGCTGAAGCCATCGCAGAGGCCCAGGAAGCCCGCTCTGAGCGCGTCGAGTGGTCCGCTGCTGAAATACTACGGGATATCCGTGAGATCGCGCAGAACAGGCGTGGAGTCGAGCCACGCGATCGGTTAAAGGCGTATGAGCTGGCCGGCCGGCATCTTGGCATGTTTAAGGATAAGATCGAGCATAGCGGCAGTATGGGGGTGACAATTAGTAATGATATCCCACGTAAACCCTAGAGCTGGTTCTGTCTGGCAGAATAAGAAGAACGGAAACTGGTACAGAGTTATCGGAGTAGGTAAATTTAAATCTTCTGATACTTGGGTGCCGGCGGTGTTCTATGGGCACAACGGCGACATATACGGCAGGCCAACAGAGTTGTTTCTTGAAAAGTTTGAATGGAGACATGATTGATGGCGCCAAAGATAGTAAGTCTACGTAACGTCATCGCGCCTAGCTTCTATGAGGCGCATTGGGACGTGCATGACGGCAAGCACACCGAGTACTGGCATAGTGGTGGCCGGGGCAGCACCAAGAGCTCTTACATTAGCGTAGAGATCGTCCTGGGCATCATGGAAGATCCTAACGCGCACGCGGTTGTGCTGCGGAAAGTCAAAGACACGCTGAGAGAGTCCGTCATGGATCAGATCGAATGGGCCATTATCGCACTTGGCGTGGAGGACTATTGGGACATACCTGACGCGAAGCTCGTTATCACATATAAGCCGACCGGCCAGGAGATCCGATTCCGCGGTGCGGATAAGCCCAAAAAGATCAAGGGCATCAAGTACCCTCGCGGGTACTGCAAGTTTATCTGGTATGAAGAGCTCGACGAGTTCGCCGGCATGGAAGAGATTCGGATGATTAACCAATCGCTTCAGCGGGGCGGCGACAAGTTCGTTGTCTTCTATAGCTATAACCCGCCAAAGAGCGCTAACAATTGGGTGAATACTGAGAAGCTGCTGACCAGGGACGACAGGCTCGTACACCATAGCACCTACCTGGACGTACCGCGTGAGTGGCTAGGGCCCCGCTTCCTCACCGAAGCTGAGCACTTGAAAGCATCCAAGCCAACCGCCTATGAGCATGAATACCTGGGAGAAGTAACCGGCACAGGTGGCGAGATATTCGATAACGTAACCATTAGGAGGATATCGGATGAAGAAATCAGAGACTTCTACGAGATTAAACGAGGCTTGGACTTTGGCTTCGCAATCGATCCGCTCGCCTATAACGTCATGCACTACGACCGCAAGCACAAAAGACTATACATTTATCACGAGCTTTACCAAGTCGGGCTATCTAATAAGGCCGCCTTTGAGCATATAAAGCAGGAGAACAAGAATAACGAAACCGTGATCGCAGACAGCGCCGAGCCGAAGAGCATTCATGAGCTGCGCCAATACGGCTTAAAAATGCGGGCCGTCAAGAAGGGCCCGGACAGCATCGATTGGGGTGTGAAGTTCCTGCAAGACCTGGACCAGATCATCATCGATGATACCCGCTGCCCGAACACGGCACGCGAGTTCCTCAGTTATGAGCTGGAAAAGGATGTGCAGGGTAATTGGAAAGCCGGCTACCCGGACAAGAACAATCACTCCATTGACGCGGTGCGCTACGCGATGGTAGATGAGGCGCTTCAGTTCAAGGAGCGTAAGAAACACAACCATGACCCGGACAACCTGACGCCGGCAGAGAAGCACGCGAAGGCCGTGAAGAAGCTGACAGGCGGCAAGCCGAATATGGCCGCTTATACGAGGTGGTAAAGTCGATGAGCGGTGTCCAAAAGTGCATAGTATGGATTGTCGGTATGTGGTTAGCGACAGTTGTTTTAATCCGTTTATTTGGTTAGGGGCGAGGTGAATAATATGCAATTCCTATTTGGCCTACTGTTTGCAGCAGGCCTTTTCTTGGCGCTTATGGCGTCCTACGAGTTCGGTAAGAAGTCTACCAAAACCGAACACAAGGCAGAGGAAGACTTCGAACTAGAAGAACAGCGCGAACGCGCCAAGCGCCTAAAGAAAGGCTTTGACGAGATGATGGCGTACAACGAGGCGAAAGCGCGAAAGGGGTGATTAAGTGGCACAAACGCCAACGAAAGACTGGAAGCTTTATGAAGCAGGGGTGCTATACAACAATAGCCAAGAGCCCAACTATTACGAGACGGTTAATGCGAATTGGGATTTCTTCAGCGGCAATCAGTGGCGAGGCTTGCCAGACAGTGAGATGCCCAAGCCGGTGTTTAACGTGATCAAGCGCGTTATCACGTTCTTTGTGGCGAGTCTCACGAGCTCAAAGGCAAAGATCCACTTTGAACCTATGATGTATGACAAGGATAATCCCGATCCAAGCAGGCAGAATGACGCACTTGGCGCGGAAATCGCCAATAAGGTCACGAATAACCTGTTTGAGAAATGGAAAATGGAGTTTCGAATTAAAGATGCGCTATTCGACTCTGCGGTGACAGGTGACGCGGCAGCTCATCTGTACTGGGACCAGTCCAAGCGGCCATATGGCAGCATGCGGCCAGAGATTAAAGGCGAGATTTGCTTCGAATTGATCGACGGCACCGACGTATTTATGGGCAATGCCAACACAAGCGACATAGACAAGCAGCCCTATGTCATTGTACGCGGCCGGGATACGGTGAAACGACTCCGGGAAGAAGCGCAGCAATATGGGCAGGACCCGGAAGGTATTAAAGCCGACAAGAAATATACCAACTCTGCCGGCAACTATAGCAAAATTGAGGTAGAGGGTGAAGAGTCCGGCAAAGCGGAATACATTATCGTCTATCGTAAAGTGAAGAAGACCAGGAAAACGGTGGACCAGCTAACCGGCTTAGAGCTTGAGGAAGAATACGACACGATAATGGCTTCCAAGAGCACAGAAGGCGCGTATATCTTCCAAGATGAAGACACGGGCTATTCCGTCTATCCGGTAGCGTTTAAGAATTGGGAGAAGCAGAAGGGTACCTATCACGGCCGAGCACTGGCGACAGGCGTACTGCCGAACCAAATTTTTATTAATAGAATGTTTGCGTTCGTCATGTATCACCTCATGCGGACAGCGTTCCCGAAAGCGGTATATAACGCGGATTTATTGGAACAGTGGGATGATGCCGTAGGCTCGGCCATTGGCGTGAGTGGTGCAGACCTTAACACGCCTCTCGCCAACATTGCGACGTACCTGCAGCCTGGCAACATGTCAGCGCAAATCATGCAGGTGCTCGAAGTGGCGATGCAGTACACCAAGGAAATGCTCGGCGCTTCTGACGGTGCGCTAGGTAACGTGGATCCGAAAAATACCTCGGCCATCATTGCCGTATCCAAGGCAGCAGCCGTGCCGCTCGAGAACCCGAAAAGCAACCTCTACGAATGGATAGAGGATATTGGCCGTATCGTCTTCGATATGGCGGGCACGCACTACGGCCCTCGGCCAGTCATGCAGGAAGTGCCGGTCGTTGACCCAATGACAGGGCAACAGTCCATGCAAATGAAGCTGGTAGACTACGACTTCTCACAGTTTAAGAACCTTTGGCTCGATGTCCGCGCCAACGTGGGCGAGTCGTCGTACTGGTCCGAGATTGCGGTGAGCCAAACGCTGGACAACCTTCTGGCCCAGGGCCATATCGATATCATTCAGTATTTGGAGCGCCAGCCTGCGGACATGATTCCGCAGAAGGAAGAGCTCATTGCTGATTTACAGCAGAAAATGCAGGCACAGGCACTAGCCATGCAGCAGCAACAGCAGATGGAAATGCAGCAAGCGGAAATGGCGCAGCAGAACACTGTACAAGAGCAGGTCCTGGCGCAGCAAGCAGCCGAACAGGCCGCGCACCATAAACGCCATGATGCACAACAGAAGTTCCAACATGATGAAGCACTGAAGCACCTCGACATCGCCGGCAAACTGGCGGTGGCGCAAGCAGCTAAACACGGTAAATAGGCGCCTATACCAAGGCGTCTTTTTCCTATTCTGCCCTGTCATAAGGCATTAAACTGGGCAGCGCCTACCATAGCGCTAAGGAGAACACATGAGTAAATACAAATGGCCGCTAAATCTTCAGCTATTCGCAGAGGAAGAAGGCGGCGGAGACGATTTCTCCGATGATTCCGCGTCCATACCAGAAGACGATTTCGACGATGACTTCGGAGACGACGAACCCGGCGAGCAGGATGCCCCCGAGCAAGACGAGGCAGAGGATACCACACCGGCCGACGATGTGACGGACGAGCCTAGCGAGCCCGCGCAGCCAGAGCTTAAGATTCCGGTTAAGTTCGATAAACAGGAACTAGAGTTAAGCCTGGAAGAAGCGCAGCGATTCGCTCAAATGGGCATGAACCAGGAACGAGCGATCGCACGAGCAAGGCAAGAAGCCGCACAAGAAGCCCGTGATTCTTATATCGCGGAACAAGGCTACGAGTGGAACGGCAAGCCGATTACCACAGAAGCCGAATATAAAGCGGCCATTGCTGAGCAGCAGTTAATGCAGCAGTATGAG